CTTTATCTTCGTCACTTCTGGATAGTGCACAAAGATAGCCCCCGCCATCAGGTCTAGCTGTTTCATGTCTGCGTACTTCGCGTTCTTACCTGTCTTGTAGTCAACCATATGGGCTGTGCTACCGTTAACAATCAGCAGATCGACGATGCCGCGCCACCAAACATCCTTAGCAAAGAAAGTGGTAGGCTCATAACCAGTATCCGCCTTCCTGACACCTAGCCTCAACTCGGTGTGCTTCTCTCCTGGAAACTTAGCCAGCGTTTCAACCACGGGACGCATGATCTTGAACTTGCCAGGAATTGGCGTCCCGTGTTTGATGTAGTGTTCGGCTGCTTCGTGCGCTTTGGTACCATAGTCAGCCTCTGGTCCTGCTGTATCCTTAACGTCTTTCGCTACCTTCAGATGGTAATACTTCTTCGGGCACTGATCGAAGGTCTTGATACTGCTATAGGACCACGCTGTCATGTTATCTGGTTTTCCCTTGGAGACGGTCAGCCACCAATGTAGCATACCCAGCTATATCAATCCAGCTATCTATATGGTTTGGATCACCATTTAGGATACGCCCGATCTTGGTAAAGATAAGGTCCAGTGCTTCGGCTTGGTCGGCATCAAAGGTCTTGTTGTTCTGCCCAGCAAACTGATGGGCTACTGCCTTAAGCCGCTGCGTAACCTGTGATAGCCCAAGGAAGCTACCGTAGTTGGAGCCACGGGCGTTAAGGATTGCGTCTACCTCTTGGGCGTTCTTGGCCCCTTCGACTACGATATACTCTCCGGCTTTGGCCTTGACTGCCTCGCGGTACTTCTGCCTACCTTGCGTGATATTGTGCAGTGTTTCATTCACGGCCTCTTCTGCCGCTTCCGCTGCCGCTAGTCCCGCTTCCGCCAGCTTCTTCTTAGCTAAGTATATGTAGCTTTCGCTAACCGCTATGCGTTCTTTGATCTGCTTCACAGACAGGCCCTTTTTAAGCATCTCCATAACTGCGGATGATTTGTTCTTCTTCATTTCATTTGCTCCTTACTTTAGGTTTCCGCCCGATTTCAAAATGTCCCCGTTGTAAACATATGTCCCAACGTGGTCCAATTTTATGAAGGGATGGGCATAGATTTTCCCTCCATGTTTGCGAAACAGTTCGCAGAAGTGGTAGTCTTCCGACAGCAGCGCACCGCTCTCGTCAATGCTTGTGGCAAAGTACTCATACGTCAGTGGCTTATCATACTCGCCATCTGGTTTGATGAATGACGATACCCGATAGGTCGGCACATGGGGCGCAAGGTGATCGAACACCCCCCGCCTGATAAGCATGAAGCCTGTGCCGCCGTGCCGCACTTCAATGACACCGCGCTCGTCAGTCTCAACGTGCTTCTCATCCACCATGTTGAACACAAAGGCACCACCATGGTCTTGCAAGTCTTCCTTACCAGCGGCCACTGCGCGTTTGATGCTATCCCAATTCACTTCCTTCTTGGGGTAGATACCGCATACGATATCATCGTCCACGGCTAGCAGGTTAGCGATAGCATCCCCACCAAATCCAATGTCAGCGTCGATGAACATGAGATAGTCACAGTCTGTGTCTAAGAAAGTACGCACAAGCTCGTTGCGCCCACGGGTAATTAAACTTTCATTGGTCAGGTGTGCCCAGCGTACCTCGATACCCAGTTCCCGCATCTTGTTCATGGTAGTAAGCAAGCCCATCGTGTACATACCAGTGCACATTCCACCATACATGGGGGTGGCAATCATAATCTTGGGTCGTTTAGTTTCTTCAGTCATTGCTCTGTGCTTTCTTTAGTTTTCTATAGCGGCATTCCACGGAAGCAATCGTTAGCCCCATCTGTTCCGCCATGTATGCTGGTCTTAAGCCATGCTGGTAATATTCCAGCAACTGTGCGTCCTTCTCAGGCGTCCATACTCGTTTAGGTCTGCTTACTATTGACACTACTTACCGCCTTTAAAACGGCCACGCTTGTCGCGGTCAGTGAGTATATGCAATTGCTTGTTCAACTGTTCATTCTCACGTTTAATATTTTTCAAGTCACCGCTGGCGCTAAGTTTCCCAACTACGTAGCTGATGAATACTAACAAAGCTAAACCTACTACTGTTATATAATCCATATCCTTATCCTTTCTTGCGTACTACTAGTTGGTATCCAACGTGGACAATCTCTGCTTCTTCCGCGAACAGGTTGCAGAAGGCGTCAATGGCGGGTTTGGGGCGGTGCAGGATGTCACGCGGGTTGCCCCACATGTAATCGTCAAACACCATCATCCCCTTGGGCTTGAGCAACGGCCAAGCCATACAGGCGTCAGTCAGCACATCCTTGGCAATGTGGCTGCCGTCGATGTAGATGAAGTCGAACCCACCCTCACCCTCGTAATGAATTATCCCAGCAATGTTGCGGGTCGAAGTACCTTTTTGCCAAATTGCCACTCTATCTGGGAACTTATCGACAGCCACCCCGATGTTGTGACTGAACCGTTTTTCGACAGCCACCATATCCTCGGCACTGTGCTCCTCGCCACCTTCCCATGTGTCTACGCAGTGGATTTCATCGCCATCTTGCATCATGTTTTCTATGATCCAGACAGTGCTGCGACCTTCGAACGAGCCAATCTCTAGGAAGCAACGTCCTTCTTCTGCCCGCTCCGGTAGGTGCGGGATAAGCTGCTGCCAGACTTCCGGTGCCCAGTTGAACCAATCTTGTGTGTATTGATACTCGCTCATTTCTTAACTCCCAAAAGGGGCATCAGCGGCCCAAACAATTTCACTTACACGGACTTCAAGCCCACGGTCTTTGCCGACACCCACTCGATAATTCATCGACTGTAGGTAGGCGTTCGTATCTTTGTGTAGATCATCCAGCGTGAGCAGTGCCCATTCGTTATTTTTCCCGCAGGGTTCGGCGTAGTGGAAGAAGATAATCCTCCCGTCCTTCAATCCCACTGCATAGTCGAAAGGATCATCGACTGACTTGATCAGGACTTCTGGCCACCCCGCATCTTCTAGGGGTTTGTGTCGGGCATTTTGCCCGTGGGCTTCGGCTTCACATTCCAACTTAAATAGTTTAGTTTTAAGGTCTTTAATTTCTTCATCCGTCATAACTTGCTCCTTCTTCGTTGATATCTTTTAATAATTTGGAATTGCGGGGGTGCCTTAATATCCGTAATGCTTTTGCTTCCATCTGATGTACCCGCGACCTACTAATCCCCCAGTCTTTTGCTATATCCTCTGAAGTATCCCCCTCAAAAAACTTGCGACGTATAATTGACTCATGGCGTGGAGTTAGTGTCAGTAACACTTTGGATATTTTCTCCGAAGTAAGCACCTTCTGCACCATCTGTTCGGTGCCATTACCTGAAGCAAGTTGTGCAACTGCGTCTTCACTCATGCTAACTTCGCGTGAGTTGCTCTTAAGCGCCATCCCCCGTTGCTTTTCAGTCCACAGTTCTTCCGGCTCCACCTGAAGAGCGGACGATAGTGCAAAGGCAGCATCTATCCATTCTCCAGTGTATGTATTCCTCGGCGCTCTACGTAACGTAATGAGGGAGTTCAAAACTTGCAGGGAAATGCCCGATAGCTTTGCCAGTTCCGTTTGCGTTCTGATACCTAGCTTTTTCATCTGGCGTAAAATCAATCCATTACGCACAGTTACCTTGACTGCATATTCATCCGCCATAGCTTGCTCCTATCTTGCTCTCACAGTTTAGTGGTAATCCCAGTGCCCACTTGGGCCTGATCCTCATGCATTGCTCGACGAAGGTACGCCCTGCGTCAGCGTCATCAATCTTAACCAGCGCACCAACCGCATCATGCACAGTCATCACCACAGGTAGCCGCCGTGCGACCATCAGCATCTGTTCGCCGATCACAATCCTGGCCAAAGCCTGACACACATTCTCGACGCACTTGCCACCATAGATGCGGGTAGGGATAGTGGCTCGGCCCTTCTTGGTATCGTAGACCGTCTCCTCCCTGCCACCCTGCGCCTGTGTCCTTAGCCGTGGGTACTTGATGTACAGGCCGTTAGGTAGCTTGATCCCTTGGTCATCCACCACCAGCACACCGTCACGCCCTATGGGTGCAGTTTGCCCCGCCATCAGTGCATTCAGTGCGCGTCCTGCTTGGTTCCATAGGCGCGGGATCATTGGGTAGGTCTCACGATATACGTTGATGATACGTTTACATTCGTCCTCTGACATATCGACGTTGAAGGTCTTTAGCTGGGTTTTAAACTTAGCAGCACCCATGCCGTACCCTGCGCCAAGGATGGTGGTCTTGCCGACGAACCTTTGCGCGTCCGTCACATTATCAAAAGCAACATTGTAGATGGCTGTCGCCATCCTCTTATACACATCCTCGCCCTTGTCGAAGTCTGCAACCAGATCATCTTGCTCGGCTAGCCATGCCAGCGTCCGTGCTTCGATCTGTGACGAATCGCAATCAACCAGCAAGTACCCGTCTGGTGCGCGTATCGCCTTCTTCAGTGGTGAC